ACTAAGGATGGCAAAATCACTGAAAGAGAAAATGTTGAGGAAAAAGACCCTGAAGCTCTTAAAAAAGAAGAAGAGATGGGAATGGTTCCTGAATTATCAATAGGTAATGATGAAACAGAAGAAGATTTTAAAAAAACTATTATGGAAAAAATTGATACCATGATGGCTAAAATGGAAGAAATGGCTTCTAACTATGAAGACATGAAAACTAAAGTTGCTAAGTTCTCTAAGGAACCTGCGGGTGAACCTGTTAGACAAGCAAAAAACATGATTAACGAATTTAACGCAGCTAAGGATGATTACATTTCTCAGTTAGTTAAGGTAAGAAGAAGCACTTACACAAAATAAACAAAATAAAACTAAATAAAACAAAAATTATGGCAAACAAAAAATATGACTTTAATTTTAACTTATCATCTTTGGCTACTTATACAGACCAAGTTGGTGGTGAATTAATCAGAAGAGCTATTCTTGAAGGTGAAACTGCGAAAATTATAAAAGTTCAACCTGGTGTCGTAGGTACACAAGCAATCAACTTGCTTAACTCAAACCTATATGTTCAAGAAGGTACTTGCGGATGGGAAGCATCTGGAGATACTATCTACACTCAAAGAAACATTACTACTTGTCAATACAAGGTGAATGAATCTCTTTGTCCTCGTGACCTAAATGATTACTGGTTAGGACAATTATTACAACCTGGTTCTTATAATGAATCGGTTCCATTTGAAGAACAAATTTCAATCTTAAAAACTCAACAAATATCTCAATATTGTGAGAATTTGATTTGGCAAGCTTCTTCAGCTACAACTTGTTTCTCAGGATTGAAACAATTAGTAGCTCAATTAGGTACAGGAACTACTACAGTAACTGGTGGTATCGTTGTAACAGGTCAAACTGCACTCGCTTCAGCAACTGCACTAGCACAAGTTGATGCTTTGATTGAGAAAATTCCTGATGATGTTGTTAACAGAACTGACTGGGTTGTGTTTATGTCTCACGCTAATTATCGTAAGTACTTAATCAACTACAGAACAGCTAACTATTTTCACTATAGTCCTGAATCTTCTTATGAAGACTTCAAAACATTCCACCCTGCTACTAACATCTTAGTTCACCCTGTTGGAGGTTTGAATGGTTCTAACTTATTAATGTTAGCTCCAGCTGGTTATGTGGTATTAGGTGTAAACTTAATGTCAGATGCTGAAACATTGAAAATGTGGTACGCATATGACTTTGACGAAGTTAGATTGAGAAGTAACTTTAACTTAGGTGTGCAAATTGCATGGCCTGAGTTCGTTATCACTAACGGATTATCATAAACTAAACTTAAACTAAAAAAATAAAATTATGAGTTTTTCATCTTGTTTTACAACTGCAAACATCTGTAAAGGATGTAGAGATGCAGTAGGTGGTATTAAGCAGGTTTACATCGTTGCGGGATGCGTAACTGGTGTTACTGAAAATGCTGACCAAGAAATATTGACAGTAGGTGCCACTGGCGGAACTGTTTACACATATCAAGTAGAAAAAAATACATCTAATTTTGTTGAAAACATCCAAGCGAGTTTAGAAAATGGTACCGTAGTATATAACCAACAAGTGAACCTAGTGTTCTTAAAGTTGCAACAATCTACGAGAAATCAAATTAAATTACTTGCTCAAAACACTAATATGAAAGTGTTTGTTGAGACAAATGAAGGTAGTATATTCTACTTAGGAGAAGATTTCGGTATGGCTTTATCAAGTGGTACCGCAGAATCAGGAACCGCATTTGCAGATAGAAATGGATACACATTGTTATTAGAAGGCTTTGAAAAAGAGCCAGCTAAGAAACTTGCGGGTTCATTAACATCTACACTTGTAGGTTTATCATTATCAAGTTGTCCTTGTTAATAAAATATAAAGTAAGAAGGGGGAGACTATCTCCCCTTTTTTTTAGCCAATTGAATTTATGAAAAATTTTAAAAAAGGAAAAAGCGATAGTAAAACTTGGGGTGTATTAGGTAAACAAGAAACCTTTTACGCGCCTACTCATTTTATGGGTGAAAAAGTTCCATTAAATGCTAATCCTTTGGAATCTTGGGATTATAAGAAATCTCGTTATAGAAGAGTTGACTTGGTACCAAAGAATGATGGACAACAAGGTGGTGTAGTCCCACAAGGAACACCAGTAACACCAACTCCATCTGCTACTTCTGTTACACCAACCCCTACTCCAACTCCTACTATTACTCCTACAATACCATCTGAATCTTATTTAGTTTATACTGGTTCAAGTGCGTGTGTTGCTTGTTTATCATCAAGTTCTTTAACATTATTTGGACCTGCTGGTCAATTACCAGTTCTTAATCTTCTTGAATTCGTATATGTTGATTCAGCACTTACAATACCTGTTCCAAATGACACATATATAGTTCAGTTATCTGAACCAAATAGATGGACAAGAGTTATTGGTTCAACAGGACAAATATCACAATCTAGTCCTGCTGGTTGTCTTAGTTGTATTACACCAACTCCTACCAATACACCTACTAATACACCTACTCCTACTGTTACACCAACCTTAACTCCAACGAATACTCCTACGAGTACATTAACACCAACTCCGACTAATACTGAAACTCCTACCAATACACCAACTCCGACTGTTACACCAAGTTCTACACCATTAATTCCTACAAGTAATTTACAACATTGGTATATTTCAACCAATTCTGTTAGTGTATCGTCTTGGACTAATTTAGGTTTATTAGGTAGTTCATTATCTGCTTCAGTTCCAAATCAACCAGCTTTGGTCACATCATCATTAGGTTCTTATTCAGGACAAGCTGTTGAGTTTACTGGTTCAGATGAAATGGGTGGTTCATTTAGTTCAACATCATATTCTGGTGTTACTTCATTTGCAGTTGTTAAATGGAAAAATGCTGGAACTTACGCTGGAATTTATAATAGTGCATTTACATCACAGAATGATGATACAGGAGCTAATAATCAATTTGTTCCAACTTATCAAAACGCAAGTAATCCTTATCTATCTGTAGCAAACTCAAATTCTATTTCTCAATTACCTATGATTTATAGTATAAGTGGAACACCAGGTCAGTGGGAAGCAAGATATGACGCTAAATCATCAAACTTTACAACATCACTTAATGTATCTGCAGCAACACCATCGGCATCATCTATGACTATTGCGGTAGCTCCAGATGGTGCAACACAACCTAATTTAACGGTATTTGAGTATATTGCTTATAACAGAAAATTGAGTGGAGCTGAATATACTCAAGTAATGAATTATCTTAAATCAAAATACAATTATGCAAGCTGGTAATTTTAAGATATTATATTTTGATAATGTTAAAGATTGTTTTAGAACTTATGAATTAATAGGTCTTAAATGGGATTTTCCATTTCAAATTAATGATGGTTATGCTATTGTATACAAACCTAAATTAGATACGATATTAGATATAGAAAACTATGAGATTAGATGGGTAATTAATAATCCATTTACTCAAATAAAATAACACACAATGAATATTTTATTTATATTAATAGACGATAAACTTGACGCACATTATATCATAAGCGAAGATGTTGATAATTAGAAAAGGAGAAACAAATAATTTGATTGCTACAGTGTCTATGAACAAGACATTGCCGAATCCCTATTACCTATTCTCATTTCAACATATTGTCTCAAAGGAGCGTGTTAGTTTTATTCCACAAGTAATTGTGAGTAACACACGATATGATAAATTCCGTTTTGTGGAAGGTGCAACCAATTTATCGTTAACTCCACCTCAAGCCTTCTTTAACTATATCGGGCAGTACTACTATTCAATTTATGAACAGGTTAGTTCAGGTAATACCGATATTGCTTTGGCTTATAATAAATTGGAATCAGGAAGAGCTGTCGTAATTGTCGGTAATTCACAAACTGATGAATGTTTATTTGAACCATACATTAGCCCTAATGAAGACGCATACAGTATTATCTATGTTTCAGAACAAGAAGAATACTGTATTACGGGTGGGACGCCGACTCCTACGGTCACAATAACATCATCCCCTACTCCTACACCTACGGTCACAATAACATCATCTCCTACTCCTACACCTACTCCACTATAAACTATGGATAAAACAAAAATTTTAGATATTTATTAATAATGAAGAATAATTTACATGTGTTAGATTTTAATGCCGCACAAGTACCACAATACCAAGAGGTAATTAAAAATAAGCCTTGGGTCTATTATGGTGAGGATAACTTATTTCCAAATCACTTAATGGCTTTATATCAATATAGCTCAATCAATAGAGCATGTGCAAATGCTGTAATTTATGGTGTTAAAGGAAAGAATTTAATTGTTAAAGAAGGTGACCCTGAAGTATTAACAATGGCAAATAGAGGTGAGACAGTCTATGAAATTTATGAGAAACTTGTAACAGACCGAGTTCTATTTGGTGGACTAGCAATAAATATTGTTAAATCAAACGATGGTGGAATTGCTGAGTTTTATCACACTGACTTTTCAAGATTAAGAGCAGGTAAAGAAGATGAGTTTGGTAATATTGGAACTTACTATTACTCAATAGATTGGAAAGGTACAACTGTGAATCCGACCAAATTTAAGCCAGTTGAAATGGAAGCATTTAATATGTTACCTGATTCATCACCATCACAAATATTTTATGATAAAACTTGTTATACACCAGGTATGTCATATTATCCAGCACCTGACTATCTTGCAGGTCTTACAACAATCCAATTAGATATTGAGATTAAGAACTTCCACTTGAATAACATGCAAAACTCAATGATGCCATCAATGGCAGTTAGTTTTAGAAATGGAGTTCCTGGTGAGGAAGAGATGGATATGATTCAAAGACAACTTGAATCAAAATATGCATCAACAAATAATGCTGGTAAATTCTTTTTATTCTTCTCTGAGAATCCTGAAACGGCACCAGAGATTACACCAATACCAAATAACGCATCTGATGCTTGGTATACATCAATGGCACCTCAAATTGAGAATAATGTATTGACCTCGTGGAGAATTACATCACCAATGATTTTGGGTATTAAGACACCAGGTTCTTTGGGTGGTAGAGCTGAGATACTTGACTCATATCAACTTTTCTTACAGACAGTAATCATTCCTATT